GAATCGTAGACAACAAGGACAATTGCCTCAAAGGGAATCAGTAAAAAATGTTGGTGATGTTACTTTTTGTACTGTGTTGTCAGGAATCATCTTATCTACTTTTTTTTTTGTAAGATTTCGTTGTTCTTGTTGTTGTCCTAAAGTTGGACTATTATTTATAGTAATTGGTGGTGTAGGATATGTTCCATATATATCGTCCCTCTGCTGTAACTTATTGTAGGAGTCATAGCCACCTCTCGCTTTTATTTCATTCCATTGTCTCTGAGCTTCAGCATCACCACCAGTTCTCTCTGCATCTATTCTATCTAATTGACCAACCATTGCATCTATGTTGGCTTGTGGCATATTCAAAGGAATATTTCTTGGAGGACTACTCGGAGGATTACCACCTCCACCACCTGCACTACCTCTAAAACGTGGGTTATTGCCCCATGTGGTAGGCACGTTACCACCAAAGAGTGCATCGTATTGTGCTACTGCATCAGGCATGTTTGATTTCAGTTCAGCCAAAGCTGATTCATACATAGGTTGAGAACTATAACCTGTGAAACCATCCCAATCTGTTGGAGTAGGCATACCACTTGTAGCAGTCAATGTGTTTGGTGCTAATAGTCCAAAAGCTTCTGCTGCACCTATATTCTGTTCAAAAGCCGCGTTCTGTGTTGGTGTGAACGCTGCAACGTCTGCTCCATAGTATGGCATGTACGGTATTCGTTGTACTGCTTCTGCTCTTGCTAGGTTTCTTATTGCTGGGTCACGAATCCAAGCTGGTATCGTTGTCTCTGTTGTTTCACTTCCTCCTTTACCACCACTCATGTCACCACTCCTTTGATAATGTCGTAAATTGCTGTTTCCATCCTTTGGACTCTAGCACCTTCTTCCAACCTTTGCGTCCTGCTACTGTCATTCCATCACAGCCTTGTGCTTTTCCCCACTCAACAGCATCATCATGCATATCTGTAATTTGCTTGATTCCATGTCCTTGATCTCCTCCTGCAAGGAAGACATGCAGAATTTTCTTATTAGGATACACTAAAATCTCAGTTACTGCACATCCACTTTCACCAACCCACAGTTGCATGTGACCACTAATGATGCCATCTACAATATCAACAAAGTTGTGTGTGTCACCACCTTTTCTAAGTGCTGACTCTATCCACTCTCTGCAAATCAATAATTTTTCTTCTAGTTTCATGGATCAAGCTCTATTTTTACCCAAGCACCATTCTTTGATACTACTACTGTGCCTTCAGCTTCATCCCACATCAATATTCCATTTTCAGAAGCTTTTGAATCAGAGTCTTTAAATTCTAATTTGTTACGTGTGTTGACAATAAATTTGTTGATACGTTCTCCCCAGATGTTCCACTTGTCTCCTAATGGTGCTGGTGGTAGTTGTCCACTCATCGTTTACCTCCAGCAGTAGCTTCTATTCGCATCACACCTGCTCTCCAATCTGCCAGTTTATTGCTCTCGATTCTAATTCTTATCTGTCTGCCTGAGAATCTGACAGGTGTAGGGTTCGCCATAGTGTATGAACCATAAGTCCTTTCGGTATCGTTGGGATGGAATCTCGTCTTGAAGGTGACCTTGACATCTCCCTGTGTTAATTCGTCAGGTATGAGGTTTGTGACTTTCATAATCTGGTCACCATTGCCAATACTGATTGAACCTGACTCAGCGAATGGTGTTAATGAACCATGATAAAATCCATATTCGTGGTTGAATAAATCGCCATCTGCATCTGCCCATATAGGAAAATCGAATACGCCTCTGTCAACTCCTGCTGTTCTATCCAGCAAACCTACCGACCAATGTCCTTCCTTATAGTCGTAGGTGACATAACTGTCATTCTCTGTTGAATTTTCTGAAGTATAGAACCACCATATCTCGCTATGCTGTGAGTTGTGGATAGCGTATGCCTTGCTGATTTGACTGTTGGAGATGTTCCTGAAAATGAAATCATGGACATCGCACTTTAGTTCTCTAGCGACTGAACCATCGAAAGTAAAGAATCCGTTTGCACCTAACCAGAACGCTCCTTGGTCGATTGCGACAACAGATTTTCTGGAGACAACTCCACAAGCTGTGCCTACTCTCTCGAATCCATACACGAATGGCGGGCCGGAATAGGTCGCTATATGAGCATCCGTATCCGTCAGAATCAATGTTGTTCCTCTCATTCTGACACCACACATGATCTGTCCAGATGTCTGTAACTCGAAATCACCTGCTTCATTGGTAGCTGCTGGTGTCCAAACTGTGTTTGCCTCTTTGTCACACCATTGAACTTTTCTTGGATTTCCTGCCGCTCCGAGGGCGAATACGAATCTCTCTTCTGTAACCAACATGGAATTATTACCTACTGGTGCATTGGATAATGCTGTCGGTAGGACTGATGTATTCAGTTGCCACTCGTAAATCTTTCCATCCTTGGATGAACAAGCCAAGAGATATTGCCCCCAGTTGTCCAATGCCCAAGTTGTCGCTTCCTGATAGATTCCTGTACTTGGTCGAGTGATACCATACATACCAGTTCCCCAAAAACCACCACCAAAGGCAACATTTAATACTGCATCCACGTCACCTGATGTGAGTCCTGATGGAGTTATATCTGAAAGTGTGCCTGATGCATTACAATAAATAAGCTTGTTGTGTGTTCCTATTGCCAATGCTGAAGCATTGCTATTGTCCACCCAAGCATGTAATCCTCTTGGTACTGACGCTGTTGCTGAAGATTTTCTTGTATCCCAACCACCTACAGGTCTGAGTGAACCATCGTTCCATCTGACCAGATTAGCATCTCTCCATCTATTCGATGACTCGAAATCCGTTCCGTTTCTATAAACGCCCGGCGGTAATTCTAAAGGTATTAATGCCATAATATTATGCTGCTATCTCTGTCCATACTTCTGCACCCTCCGATATAGGTGACCACTTGAGTCTTCCCGATGTCGTTACAGTTGCTGTCGTAGTCATCGTACCTACTCCGAATTTCACATAACCACCTTTCGCTGTTATTGTCGCAGTCGAGGTCATTGTTGCACTTACAAGCACTACTCGTTCTACAGCAATTGCTATAGTAGAGATACCATAGATACCAAAGGAATCCGTAGCATTAGCCTCTCGTACACGTTCACATGCACCTGTTATGGTACTGGTCGAAGTTAGTGTCGCATCTGCTTCTCGTACTAGCTGACCTACACAGGTTGTCGTAACAGTTGAAGTAAACGCTCCTGCACCTCTAACTGTAGAGAAAGCCTCTGTAACTACAACAGTTGCACTAGCAGATAAAGCACCTGACGTGCGAACTCTTTCACAACTCGCTACAACAGTTGCTGCAACTGCTGTCGAGAATGCCACATAGGTAGAACCATACCTATCTTGACCATACGAATCTTGACTATATCTCGCCATGAGACTAGCCTAGTTCAGCGTAATATCTAAATCACCCGATGGAACTCGAAATACGTCACCAGTTGTAATTGCCTTACTAGCTGTCAATGTTGCGTAAACCATTAAGTTGCCTGATGATGATGCATCAAATATACCAACGTGGGTTATTGTTCCCCAAGAACCTGTTGCTGTAGGAAATTCTACAGCCGAACTATTGCTGGTTGTGTCACCTGAAGTCGCAAATGCCATACTTTGTCTTGCATAAGCACTCCCTGATACCTCTGTGCCACCACCTGTCTCTCCGGGTGCTGCTGTGAATAGTCCTATATACTTAGTCGATGGTGCTGTGTAAGCCGCCCCTGCAAATACATGGTCTAGTATTTCTGTTTCTAAAAAATTAGTAAAACTCATCCTAATCCCCTCACTTTAAGTCTCAACCCTGAACCGCTATACTGAGCCAGTTCAGAAGCCTCATTTAATCTAGCTACTGCGGCACTATACATCTGCGCCCACATAGCTACCCTTTCGTCTTCTGCCAAATAAGGTGCTGAATGTATCAATGCTCCGTAGAGGTATACATCCGGCGCTTCTGTCAAAAGCCAGTTATCTGCGTTGCTACCACTCAAAGTTGGAATCTTCTGGTAGTAGAGCAACTCAAAATCCGTTTCAGCAGATGGCGTTGGATACAGTTGAAACTGTGCATCTGCATGTGTGTAATAAATTGGTGTTCCTGCTGTGTCTTCTTGTGCTGAACGTTTGTCAGCCATAGTAGCTCTAGATATGAGATTAACTACTTTAGTTCCTGTGCCTGTGAGGTGTAGTCTAATCGTCTCCACCCAATCTGAAGGTATCTGCATGTACTCGTCTGATGCATCCTGTTGACCACTTGAACGAGCTTCCATTCTCCAA